GTTGACTCTTACCACGGCCCAAAGCGGCGCCTGTATCAGCAGGCTTTGCACAGTTTAGAACAGACTCCACTCAGCGACATTGATGCGCTTGTGTCAATGTTTGTCAAGTTTGAGAAGCAGGACGTCGAGAAGGCACCGCGGGGAATTAACCCGCGGAGCACTCGATTTAACCTTCGTCTTGGCAAGTACCTCAAACATGCCGAGCACCACTATTTTCGTGCCATCAACAAGGCTTTTGGGGCGCGCACACGTGCGACCGTTATCAAAGGCTTCAACGCGGATGATGCAGCTACAATCTTGCGACACAAGTGGGACCGGTTCGCCCGGCCTATTGCCATTGGCCTTGACGCTAGCAAGTTTGATATGCATGTGTCGGTACCCGCTTTGCGCTACGAGCATTCCTTTTACGAGGCGCTGTTTCCCGGGAGCAGGGAGCTTCGCTGGTTGTTGCGTAAACAGCTGCGCAACCGAGGATTGGCGCGTGCGGTTGATGGGACAGTAAAGTTTTCGATGGAGGGAACTAGGTGTTCTGGCGATTTGAACACTTCGCTAGGCAATTGTATCATCATGTGCGCACTCGTTTGGGAGTATGCGCGCGTTAGTGGGGTTGAGTTGGAACTTGCCAACAATGGTGATGATTGCGTAGTGTTCTTAGATCAGCGACAGGAAGACCAGTTTCGTATTGGTCTCAGTAGTTGGTTTCAAGGAAAGGGGTTTGCCATGACCGTTGAGGACACGGTGGATGAGTTTGAAAGGGTCGAGTTTTGTCAAACGCGTCCGGTGCAGTTGAGCACCGGGTGGCGTATGGTGCGCAAATTGGATGCATGCATCATGAAGGACCCCATTTGTTTGCTCAGTGTCCCCAACGATACGGTCTTCCGCAAGTGGCTCGGGGCTGTGGGTGTGTGTGGTGGCAAGTTGTCATCAGGCGTGCCTGTTCTCGAGTCGTTTTATGCAGCATTTGTTCGACACGGGTTAGAATGCAGTGCGGGTATGATCGAGGAGGTTTACAAGAATCGCTCCCAGTTGAGGCTAGCCAATGGTGTTAGCAAGGCAGTGGTAGATGCACGATCACGTGTGTCTTTTTATTACGCCTTTGGCGTGACACCTGACCAACAATTGGAGATGGAGCGGTTCTTTTACCAGGTCGTGATTTTAAAACTGGGTGACGAACGTGTTGATAGGCAGTGGCTAGTCAACAGTCCCGGGGTTAATATCGTTACAGAGTCCAGTTAGCGATATGGTAAAACGACGTCAAACAAGTAAGAGCCCAATTAAGGTGCTCGTTAAACCAAAGAAAAAGTCAAGCAAGCCTGTCACACAGGGCCAGATGACAAGATTGGGTACCGCTTTGCGTTACCTAGGAGGGCTAGGCGGTGGTGCCGTTGGGAGCTTGGTTGGAGCCCCCACTATTGGTAGTGGGGTCGGTAGCTCCTTAGGTGCCGCATTGTCGAAGTGGTTAGGTTCCGGAGATTACACGGTTGGCTCCAACAGCATAGTTAAGTCGTCGCTCAAGGCGGCGTCTTCCATTCCAATGATGCACAATGAGTCCCAGTCCGTGATCATCCGACACCGTGAGTATTTGGGGGAGATTAGATCTTCCACGAACTACACGGTACAACAGTCTTTCACGCTCAACCCCGGAGACCGTAACACGTTTCCGTGGTTGAGTGGCATCGCGGCCAATTTCCAGGAGTATAGTTTCAAGGGTGTTGTGTTTCATTACATCCCTAGCTCGGGTGCTGCAATCACGACTAGCCCATCATTGGGTACAGTCATGTTGCAGACGAGCTATCGATCCACGGACACGGCGCCAGAGTCGAAGGTGGAGTTGCTCAATGAGTACTGCTCCAATGAGGTCGTGCCATCGGAAACGATGGCGCACCCGATTGAGTGTGACCCGAAGGAGAATCCATTCAACGTGCAGTATGTTCGCACGTCAGCACCACCAGCTGGTGAGACGCGGCTGATGTACGACCTCGGTGTGACTCATGTGGCGACTTCGGGCCAGACTTCGTCTGGTTACACCCTTGGTGATCTTTGGGTCACTTACGAGGTGGAGCTGAAGAAGCCGCTGGTACTCAGCAATGTTACGCAGACGTTTGAGAGCGCCGCGGCGTATTGCGCTGGAGCACTCACTGGGGCATCGTTCTTCGATGCCACAACACTTGTGCAGGGCAACTTGCCCATCATCGCATCTGGTCGCAGGATTACGTTTCCTAGGGGCGCACAAGGGCGTTGGGTCGTCACAGTGTATCTCAATGCGCAAACTGGTTTCGCCAACCCATCTTGGATTGGGCTGCCAACGCTCACGAATTGTAGTACTGAGCGGTTTGTGTATTCCGCCCCAGGTGTGGGGATATCTTATGCGGGTTCACTCGCGCCGAGTGCTACGACGGTCTCAAACGTGTATGCACAGGCAGGTATCCGTATCACAGAGCCCCACGCCGTCGCTTCAATCGAGTTTGCGACGCCCACATTGGGTGGCACAGTCTCGTACGCGTACGTGACGGTGACGCCCATGGTGGATCTCTCTGTGTGATAGTGCTTGATTCGGTCCTTGGGAACCGGTTGGTCGAGCACTTTGCGTATGTTTGGTTAGGGGATAGAGTCGTCCCAAGTCGTC